ATAAACGATGCCCTGTGGATCGGCGAGTATAACACTACGCGCGCTTATCGCGTCTCGTGTGCCGCTGGCCATGCAGTCCAGTCTACACAAGCGACGGCATTAGCTTCCGACCACGACCAACTCGGATACGATGAAACAACCGGCTATCTCTATTATTCAAGGGGGGCGAGTGGGTCTAACGCAGAAGTGCGCGTAGTTACAGCTTCGACCGGCGTGGCAGTGCGCAACTGGGCCGATCTGGTTATGAGCCAAGCAGTTGAGGGGGTTCTCGTCGATTTTGTTAAAAATCAGATTTTTGTTGTCACCGATGGCGGCTTCCACATCGTCGCGAAGCCGCCGCTTGCTCTCGCCTGCATGTATGAGTTTGAGTTATGAACGCTGATATTTTGAACGACTTGGCGGCGCGGGTGGAGGCGTTGGAATGGAAGCCGATCAGCACCTACGTCGAAGGAGATTACGTGCTTTTCTTGCTACCAGAAGGGGAAAGAGGTGCCCCAGTAGTTGAGGCAGCTATGGCGTTTTGGAGTGACGGGGAGCTTCACGCCTGGACCAATGGAGGCCCAAATTCTGGAAGTGATTATGATTTCACATCGCAGCCCATCTGTTGGCGGAAAGCCGATGCTTTCACCGACTATAAGGCTTTGATCGCCCAACACTCATTGGAACCCAAAGCGTGACCACCCCCGCCGCCCAAGAAGCCATGCTCCTGATCGCCGCAATCGGCTGGCTGCTTGTCGCGGCTGGCGGTGCGGTGGTTTGGGGGAGGTTGCCGTGAGGGGCGGACCAATCACCGCGCCGGGAGGTGGCGAGCAATGACGATCAGCGCCAGCATGGCATCACAACAGGGAGGCGCGTCGATGTCGCCATGGTTTGAGGCGGCAATCGACCGCTACGGGTGGATATGGATTGGCCTCACGTTCGGGTTCGCCGCGAAATATGCGCTGCTGCTGAAACAGGGGGTGCGGATCAGGCCGGTTCTGGTTTTCGCGGATCTACTGATCCTGCCTATGGTCGCCCTGATCGCCTATTGGGTGATCACGCAGGTTGGCGTCAAGGGCGAAGGTTCCGCGCTCCTAACCGCTGCGGCGACCGTCTGCGCAGACCGTATCGTCAAGCTCTACACCGAGCGGTTCATGCGTCAGGTGGACGCCCTGATTGCCGATGAGGCAGCGCGGCGGAAGGCAATCATCCGCGAGGAAATGCAGACCGAGTTGAGCGCGGAACGCTTCGTGCAGGACATCGCGTCTGGCAAGCGCCCGGTGGGAGGGGAATGATATGCGTGAACCGATATTCGAAGCGATCAAGGCAGCACGCGGCAAGGGGTTCACCCAGCCGGAGGTTGACAAGATCGACGCGCTTTTGACGGCGCTGGGGGTGCCCGGTGCGTCGGGTAAGGGCTTTGCGAATATGGAGGCCTTTTGGTCCGGCGTGCGCAAGGTGACTGGGCCGCTGGACAGCGTGCAATCGGACATCGTGACGCGCCTGCTCAAGGAAACCGGCGAATGGGGCAACGGCTGGCTGGCCTATGCGCTGGCAACTGCATGGCACGAATCGCGCCTGAAGCCGATCGAGGAATGGGGCAAAGGCAAGGGCAAGAAATACGGCGCGGTCAATTCGACCGGCAAGGCTCCCTATGGACGCGGGCTTGTCCAGTTGACGTGGCATGACAACTATGCGCGCGCCGATAAGGAATTGAACCTGGGCGGCGCGCTGGCAAAGGATTACGACCTTGCGCTGCGTCCTGACATCGCCGTGCAAATCATGGTGCGCGGGATGGAGGAAGGTTGGTTCACCGGCAAATCGCTTGCCTCCTATATCGGCGAGGGACTGGGCACCGAGCCTGAGTTCGTGAACGCCCGGCGCATCATCAACGGGACCGACAAGGCGGCGATGATCGCAGACTATGCGGTCAAGTTTCAGGACGCCTTGATCGCGGGAGGCCGGGCATGACCATCCTAAACGCCCTCAAAGGCGTGACCGGCGAGTTCGAGATCCAGCGCGTTCTCGGCGCAACCGGCACGATCGTCTACATCTTCACCGCCCCGGCGCTGGTATGGGCAAAGATCGTCGCCGTCTCGTTTGAGGGCTTCTGTCTAGCGTTCCCAGCCGGGCTTGCTGCCTGTGTCGGCGCGACGGCGGGGGCAATCGCGCTCAAGGATCGACAGGTCGCGCGGGCCAAGGGTGTGGAGCGGGAGGGGTGAACCTCCTCCCCTGCTCCATCGGTCTGATCCGCGACCACTGGAAACTGGCCCTATTTGCGATCCTGGCCCTGTTCGCCACCATCCAGACCTTCCGCCTGCAATCCACACAGGGCGCGCTACAGGCCGAAAAGCATGGCAGGCGCGCAGACCGTGCCGAATATGCCAGAGCGCAGGCTGACGCGGCCGCAATCGCCCTCACCGCCAATATCGAGAAGGAAGCCGAATATGCTGCCAAAGCTGACGAAGCCGATCGCAATGCTGACGCTCTGTCTGAGCGCTATCGCCTTGCCGTCCTGCGGTTCCAAGCCGCTCAACGTTCGGGCAGCACAACCGATATGCCCCGCCCCTCCCAAGCCGCCGAAAGCGTTGACGGACCCGGTGCAGCGACCATCGTTCCTCTCGGAAATATCCTGATCCCTGAGGCGGACGTGATGATCTGCGCGGTGAATCAGGCTCGGCTTGAGGCTGCGCATGATTGGGCGGTGGGGATTAGGTGACGCGGCCTATCAGGAATCCTCACGGGCATCCTCATCTGCGTTTGACCGCACATGCTGCAAACCAAGCCGCGTCGGTAGGACTATGAACCGCCCCCACCCACCAAATCAACCACCCTCATTCTCCTTTGCGATGGCTGCGTGTGCGCGGAGGGTCGCCTTGTCGAGTTCTTCAATCACAATTCGGCGGATCAATTCTTCATGTTCGCGCCTATCCCTCTCCGCCTTTTCGGTTTCTGGAGTAGCTGGACCTGCCCGCGCCGCCAAGTCGTTCAAAATATCAGCGTTCATGATTGGGGTTCCTGTGTCAGTTCGGAAGCGCGGACAGCATCCCGCGCGCCGCGACGAATACGGTCAAGTGTCGCGATCCGGTTTGCCTTCGTCCCTTCGATATTGCGTTCGTGGAAGAACACGCACGGGCCGGGGAAGCAGGTTGGCTTGCCGGTCACCTGTTCGCACTTCATGCAGGCAGGCGGTAGTGGTCCATCATCAACCATGCGTCTTCTCCAGGTAGGCTCTTAGGGTGAGGCCGAGAGGGGTGGGTCGCGCGAGATTGTCGCGTCTATCGATCAAGCCTAACGCAAAAAGTTTGCGAGCTGTCACGATGGATTGACAATGCCAATGACCTTTCCAGCGATCAGCAAAGCCGCTGTCATTGGTCATCACCGCCCGCTTCTGCGCCTCCGTCAGCCCGCGCGCCAGTTCTTCGATCGTCGGGGTCATGGCGTGGGTTCCTGCACATTGGCGTAAGGGGTGCCGCGACGGGCCTCTACAGGCAGCACATCGAGCGGATGGGTATTCAGCACCACGTCCGAGCCGGGCCGCACGAACTGGATATACTGGCTGTTATGGCTGACATAGAAGCCGGGTTGTTCGCCGACCATCATCGCCTCGCCGAATCGTTCGTCTGGCGATTCCTCGGTGGCCTTCGCCCTGCCCAAAAACTGACCGAACGTCACTTCATCGAACGTGCTGCGGTAGTCCTGCCACGCCAGCGACAAGGCCTTTTGTCGGGACCGCGCGTAATAGATATGACTGTCGAAGCCATTGACGCGGACCCGGAACGGTTTGATGATGAGGTCACTCATAGCGAAGTCATCCCTTCGTGTGGCAGGCGCGATGGCTGGCGCGGGGGCGGGGTGGGGAAGAAAGCCTCGCACATTTGCCAGCCATATGAATATCCCGCTGGACCCTAGCTCATATCGCCGTCCAGTCGGTCACCTGACCAACATTCTCCGACGCCTTGTGCATCCGGATCGCGCCAGCTAGCGCACTTGTCGCATCGCTCGTTCATGCCGCTGCTTTCATGCGCAGGAGTCCGGTCGGCACGTTCGTCCCCGCCTCCGAAAAACTGCCAACAGGCAAGTCTCGCCATTCGCCCTTCAGTTCGTCATGGTCATAATGCGCGGTCGCGGGCAGGATCGTAACCAGTGTTCCGCCCGGCTTGAGGAAGCGCAGGGCATGGCGAACATGCTTGGCGTAGTGGCGACCATAGAAAGGCGGGTTCATCACAACATTGTCGAATTTCGCTTCCGGGGCCTGATCAAGGAAGTTGCCGGTCACCACG